TGGTTATTCAGACTCTACATTGTGTGGAGTATCTGTGTAGACATAATGATACTTGGTGGTATAGTGTATCTTCTATTAGGCTCCCCCCTAAATCTGAGCAACTTTTAATTGCACTTCCCTATTGACTCTATAGGATATGTGTGTTACAATGATTCTATAATAATGTGGAGAATGATAATATGAGTGGTATGCATCTATTACCTGTGTATTACACTACTACGAATCAGAAGAAACGTAGAAAGAAAAAGAAGACTGTTACCAAGTCTATGCAGAACGCTCTTATAGAACATGAGAAGTATCTGCGTAAGATGGGTATTGACCCTGAGTATAAACGTACACCCACCCCCCTTAAAACTGAGCGTGTTGCAAAACAGTTACCCGATACACCTATGTCGGAGATGGATTGGAGTCCATGTCTGAAACGTAATGCACCAGCTGTTACTGGTAACTATAACATTGGTCAGGCATATAACAAGGGTAATCTGGTTGTACTGAGTACTGCTGAGGCGTCTGATGACTCCACTGGTAAGAGAAGATAGAAAGAGAGTGGTTCTAGCGAGCGTTTTTGGCCGCGAAAAACCTGAGAGGAATAAGAGTGAAATATATTCTTATAAGTATAATGGTAATCTCTATGAGTGGTTGTACGTCTGCTGAGTTAGCAGTAGATTTGTATCAATCGTGTAAGTATAGGGATAAGTGTCCTGTTGAATTAGTGAGTAATTGGTTAAATGGAAAGTGAGTATGAGTATGGCGTATAAGAGTGATGTAGATAAGTTGAGTCAGTATACAAGGTTTGTGAATGAGGTTACAAGTGATCCTTCTAAGGACACCAACAACATGATTGAATCTATACACATCAATGAAGAACAGGGAGCTCGTATGAGTAGGTTACTGACCTCTTGTATTGGTCTGTCTGGTGAAGTTGGTGAATATAACGATGTAATCAAGAAGTGTCTGTTCCAAGGAGCTCCTATGGATGAAGAGACTGTGGTACATTTAAAGAAAGAACTGGGTGATATCATGTGGTACGTTGCACAAGGTGTGATGGCACTTGATACCTCGTTTGAAGAAATAATTGATATGAATATTGCAAAACTATCGGATCGTTACCCTGGCGGTTTCGATGCGTTACGTTCTGCATCTCGTAAGGAAGGTGATATATGAGTGATTTTTTAAAAGATATTATTAAGACAACAGGTAATGAGTATGCAGCTCTGGTTGCAGACGGTATTGAAGGAGCAGACGTAGGTTCGTTCATAGATACAGGTAGTTACATTTTCAATGGACTTCTATCTGGTTCTATCTATGGTGGACTTCCCTCTAACAAGATTACTGCAATTGCTGGTGAGTCGGCCACTGGTAAGACGTTCTTTGTCATGGGTATGGTCAAGTCATTTCTTGATGCAAACCCTGATGCTGGTTGTCTGTACTTTGAGAGTGAAAGTGCGATTACGAAACAGATGGTGATTGATAGGGGTATTGACCCTAATCGTATGGTCATCATTCCTGTCACGACTGTACAAGAGTTTCGTACACAGGCAATCAAGGTTCTTGATTCGGTTCTTGCAAAGAATGAGGCAGACCGTAGACCTATGATGATGTGTCTTGACTCTCTTGGTATGTTGTCTACTACCAAAGAAGTAGAAGATACCTCTGATGGTAAAGAGACTCGTGACATGACACGAGCGCAAGTACTCAAGGCTGCGTTTCGTGTACTGACATTGAAACTAGGTCGGTGTGGTGTTCCTATGGTGGTTACTAATCACACATACGACTCGATGGGTTCTATGTTTCCTACCAAAGAGATGGGTGGTGGTTCTGGACTGAAGTATGCGGCATCATCTATTATCTTCCTGTCCAAGAAGAAGGACAAGGATGGTACAGAGGTTGTCGGTAATATCGTTCACTGTAAGAATCACAAGTCGAGATTGACTATTGAGAATAAAATGGTAGATGTTCGTCTATCGTATGAAACAGGATTGGATAGGTATTATGGTCTTTTGGAACTCGCTATCAAACACGGCATCTTTAAACAAGTGTCTACTCGTATTGAGTTACCAGATGGTACTACACAGTTTGGTAAAACAATTAACAACAATCCAGAGAAATACTTTACTGAGGAAGTAATGCAGAAGATTGATGAAGCTGCATCAGCAGAATTTAAGTATGGACAATAAAATGTTTGACAAGATGGGTAAACCAGCAACAACCTATGAGGCTCATTTTGACAAAATAGATACCAATGAGAACAAACCCAAGATACCTTTTGAGGATTGTTTTCATGTAGGTATGGGTACAGAGATGTTAGCACCTTTGTTATACTCTCTAGTGCGATTTGTGCGTCCTGTACGTCTTATGGAGATTGGTCTAGGTTACACTACTCCTTGGTTACTCAAGGGTATTGAGGACAATGAGAGTGTAGACTTGAGTGGTAATTCTGATCTGGATTACTTCAAGAAAACCTATGACCCTGTTCTCATCTGTATTGATGACATGAGTGACAAGGAATCTACAGCCTCTCAATCTGCAATGAAGTACAAAGACAGTAAGTACATTGATTTGATTGAAAGCACGTTTCAAGGTAAGTCTAAAGAGATTGCGGATAAGTATGGCAAGTTAGATTTTGTCTGGTTTGATTGTGGTGGTCATGTGGAGTATGGTCAGTTCCTAAAGGAGTATTTGCCTATCTGTTCTGGTCATGTGTTTCTACACTACACATATTATCGTGGGAAACCTAATCCTAATCATGTGCAAATTGAAAAGTATGTTGACCCTAAAGAGTGGGAACGACTAGACTTAATTGAGCCACACAAATATCGTCAAGGTAGTGTGACCATGTTGAAACGGAGAATTGATTATGATGATTCCTAATTATGAGTTCAAACAAACTCATCCTATATACGACACAAACTTACTTAATCCAAAGAGTGAGTGGTCTGCAAAGAAAAAAGGTACAGTCACAAAAGAGATACACAATATCCTAGTTCAAAAGATATTGCACTATCCAGATGTTATGAAACACCAGACTAATGTTAAGGCAAACATGACTGACTGGCATATGCACATGAAAGACCCACATTTTCGTACACTTGCGACACTGGTTGAAGAAATCGCAAAGGAAATGCGGTATGGTAGCGGACAGTTTGTGGAAGGTAAAGAGGGTGAGGTTTCAATCCGAAAAGGACAGTCTCCTCGACTACAGACAGAGGAATGTTGGGGTGCAGCTTATGGTAAGGATGAGTTCACTCAAGAACATACACACTGGCCTGCGACTTGGAGTTGGTGTTACTATCTACAAGTTCCCGAAGGTAGTAGTCCATTGGTATTCCCCGAAGCAGGAGTTCTGTTTGAACCTAAAGTCGGTGACCTTGTAGTATTCGATAGTTCAGTAAAACACTCTGTTCCCCCATGTCAATGCGAAGAAAAACGTATAATGATTGCTGGAAACATTGGTGTTATTTCTAATACAATATTCCTAAGACTTGCAACAGGTGAACTTTAATATAACGCTGGTTTAGCTCAGTTGGTAGAGCAGTTGATTTGTAATCATCAGGTCGGGAGTTCGAGTCTCTCAACCAGCACCATCCTTTTCCGTCCTTAGCTCAGCTGGATAGAGCAACGGTCTTCTAAACCGTAGGTCACAGGTTCGACTCCTGTAGGACGGGCCAATTTCTTGATTGTAAAATCCTTGTTTGTATAAATAAAAATTCCAACCAACTCAAGGAGAAGAAATCTGGTTAAATATCGAATTTGCTCACGGCAAGTTCTTGTAAAAAACTTGGATTCTGAAGAAGCCTATCAGGCAATCTCACAATTAGAAATGAATAATAATGAGCAAGGACTTAGTTACGAGCTCGAAGAATACAACCCTAGAAAACCAAAATCAGGTAAAGGTGGTCGTGACCCCGATCTGTACGATGGGAATACATAAACCCTTATAAATAACTTTATAAGGAGTCTATTCATGTCTGAAAATTATTTTATGGGTCTAGACGGATTCGTATGGTTTACTGGTGTCGTTGAAGATCGCAATGATCCAGACGCTTTAGGTCGAGTTCGTGTACGTTGTCTTGGTTTTCATACCGATGATTTAAGTGATATACCTACGGCAAGTCTGCCGTGGGCTCATGTTATGCATCCTGTTACAGACCCTTGTATGCAAGGACTTGGTAATAGTCCATCCTTTCTTGTTGAGGGTAGTTGGGTAATAGGGTTCTTCAGAGATGCGGTAGAAAAACAACAACCGATAATTATTGGAAGTCTTCCTGGCATCCCACAATCACCACCCGATTATTCAAAAGGATTTAATGATCCTCGTAGTCCTTTTAGTTCTCAGGCCCCTTATGCTGGAACACCAACTTACGGGCCATATCCAGTTGATGGTGATGATTATGATATGCCATCTGGACATGATTTAGGTGAACCAGATACAAATAGACTTGCCCAAGGTGAAGGTGCAGAGTCACATGATGCACTCATAAAATTAAGAGAGAATAGACAAACTGGTATTGCCAAAGCAACACAACCATTTTTACCGACAGTTTCAGATGCTTCGGTAGAGGAAACTAGTAAATCAGCAGATGAATATGATGCTGAAACGGATAGTGCATTTAATGTTGGTATATTTGATGAACCGCATCCA